TGTTGGATTGCTGCCCAACCAATATTGTTATTCTCCACAACGAGTAATGCTTCATTATACTCTTGAGCTACGTTCACTAACATATTACCATAGTCTCTTGTAGATAATCTACCTTTGTATTCTGCTACCTGTTTACAACTTTCCAAATCTATAACGTGAAAAGCAGAATAGTCTGTAGAGTCTCCTCTACTAACGTCAGCACATACTATATAATCTTTTGTGTAATCTGCTGGCTCCCAAATCCATAGATTACTATCAATACCACGTTTTTCGATAGGTTCTACACACGTGGTATTTTTCATTTCTTCTAAAATAACACCATCAATAACATTTTGTCCTGAAGTGATAAAGTCACAATCACATTCTTGAGCAGCTAACGCTGGTCCTAATAATCTGTCTTGTTCATCTCTCCACTCTTGTCCTCTCTCAGGATGAACAGTCCAATGAAGTTTTATAAAGTTAAAATCATTTAACCCATCTTCTGAGTCACTCCATGTTTTATGAAACCAATTACCAACACCATTCGGTGTAGATAATGCTATACATTGACCACCAGTTGATAATGTCTGTGATGCAGCTGCCCATATCACATCAATCTTATCAATAAACGCTGCCTCATCAAGTATCAATAAAGACAGAGCTTCAGAACGACCACTATCTTCACCACTTGATACAGCTTTTATTTGAGAACCATTTTTATAACTCAAGCTTAACTTGTTGTCTTCTACACAAGGTTGCTTTAACCAACTTGGTAGGTTTGCGTGCATCACACGAACCTTTGTTACCAAGTTTTTTGCAGTATCTTGTTTAGTTGCAATCACCAAAACGTTTTTGTCTTGATGAAACGTCATCAACCATAAAGAATATCCAGCAGTTAAGGTACTAATACCCAACTGTCGTGCTTTCAAGATTACATTAAGTTTGTTCTGTGAAAACTCTTCTAAAGTTTTCTCTTGAAAGTCATAAAGAGCGAATGGTATCTTACCCTTAATTGGGTGCTGAATAAACGAATACTTCTTTAGGAAGTAAATCGGATCAGCCGCACACCTTAAATATTCTTTCTTTATAATCTCTTTATAGTTCTTATCCATTAACTTAACTTTGGATTACGTATCAGTACGTATACTGCCTTTGCATTACAAGCCACTTCTTTTAGTGAAAAATCATACTGAACTCCCTTTGTCAAGTGTGCAAGATCTACTATTCCACCACCTGATAACTTAGCGTGTCCAGTTGTTGATGCTTCACCTACAATAAGTGCTCCTGCTCCATAATTAGAAGCTGTGAAACTACCTGTTGCATTGTTAATTACTTGCAAACTCTTGTATTTTCCAGGGTGTCCAAATCTTTGAAAATTGTCGTAATCACTTGGATGCTGATTAATAGATGAACTTGGTTGATAATTAGTTGCCATATTTCTCTCCTATCGACTACCAGCCCTTTTAAGACCAGCAGATTTTAATAATTCGTTAAATGTTACTGAAGATTTAACCCCACCTAACTGTAAAGAATCAAATTCGTTTACTTTTAAAAATTTATCTATCACAAATTCAAAAATAATCATTGCTTCTTCAAACCTTTCACTATCTTCGTCTAAATCCTCTATATCAGACAGATACACCTCTGCTAATTTTTTCATATCGTGTAAAACAGCGTGTATCTCATTACAGGTAGAGCCAGGAACAAGATAATAATCATTCTTTTTAAAGTAAAGGTTCTTCATATATATAAATAGTTATTCTATTTCTTTTAGTGTTTTTCTAATAAATTTCTCAGCCTTATCAGCCATTTCTTTTACTTGTTCTTGACTTTGTGTCCATTTTTCCTTTTCCATCTCCATATCCTTAACACCAACTTGTTCTTGAAACTCTATCTTAGTATTTCTCCACTCTTCTAAATCTACCAACAAGTCTTTAAGATATGCTTTTTGATTTCTTTTTAATTTACCGTTTTCCCACTCTTCATATTCACCTTTAATACGAAGTTGGTTTTCAAAATCAATCTGACAATCAAAACAATGATTATACAGTAACCACATCTTATTATCTAAACGTTTCTTCATTGTCTTTTTACAAGACGGACAAAACCAGGGCATCCTAGCATCTTTCATGATATCAGATAGTTTATCTATCTTGTCACCCGTTGTTACCTCTTTGTCACCCTCATAACCAACCATAATTCTTTTGTCGGGCGTTTTTCCACTAATTAAATCACCAAGAACCTTATTTTGTCTTTCATTGTCTCTACTATAACCTGCCATTATAACTCCTAAAACTTTAATGCACCTATAATTTGATTCACAGGCGCAAATGCTCCTGTAAACTTATACATATTACCTTTATATTTGAATACCAAACCCTCCGATGGAACAATTGCTGATGTTCCACCTATAGAATTGATTTTATTTAAATTTTTCTTCAATAAATCTATTTTTTTAATGTCTTTTGATGTTTTCAAACCAGATATTGCTGATTTCAAGTCTTTTTTAATCTTTTGAACTGCTTTTTTGGGATTAACTGCCAAAAATCCTTCTAAATTCTTTAATATCTCTGCACCCAACTCTAAAAATAGCAATTCAAGTGGTTTTATGTTGTCATAAGACAACTTCTTATGGTCAAACTTATCAACACCCTTAGCCCAACCTAAAAACTTCTCATGTTTAATACTTTTTTTGTCTAATCTGAACGACTTGTTCAAATAAGCCCACCTTTTTACTAATGATTCTAAAACATTTCTTGGAATCTTATACTTGTGTTGCTTTGCACCATTAAAAATGTATTCTCTCCAATACATCTCATTGTGCATACCTAAAGTATCATTATCCTTCAGTTTATAAATAGTCTGCAACTTTCTCAACTTCGATAAAAAATATTTTTTCTTTTTAGAGAAGTCTTGAACTTTGGGTAAGTTTAAAACCACTGGTTTAGATACCTTAAATCTCTTTTGAATATTAGCGTTTGCTTGTCTAATCATTCCCTCTAACATTCTTGCACTATCTGTTACTTGACTTTTTACAGTTCCATCTTCGTGAACCTCTACACTACCATGAAAGAATAGTTCAGATACATCATAATCTATTACATTTGCTGTAGCAGGATACATAATCTCTAAGTTCATCCATTTACTACCATTACCAAATACCTTTTCTTTTTGTTTATCTGATAATTTACCTATTGCATTCTCTAAATCTTTCATAGAACCAACAAATGCCTTTTCTATATCACCTCTACCACTAAATACACTTTTCATACCAGCTACATTCAATGAGGTTTTACCAAACATCTTTAGATGTCCTTTATTACGAGCTCCTCTTAACTCTCCATCTACATAACTTACCATTAAGTTTTGTCCGTCAAGTTTCTCTGTAACGTTATCTTCACGACTTAGTTTTCCCTCTAAACTCATATTGATGATGTTTTTGAAATCACCGAATGTTAAATGGTTGTCATCGAAAGGATGACTCATGTGACCTGCTGCTCCACCCATAAGTAATAACTCCTTTTTTTGTGGATTTAAATCTAATTCTTGTGTCCACCAATCTGGTGAAAACAATTTTGATTCATTTTTTCTAATACTTCTATTTGTTTTTTGATGAATTCTTTTCATCTTTTTTCTTTGTGCTAAACTTGTAGGTATCCAATCTGGACCAAATGTATACTTGTTAGACTCATTTTTCTTTTTGGTTTTCTTTTTCATCTTATTGATGAATGCACGATAGACTGCAGCTTGAGATGCTTTACCCATTTCTTTTGCTCGTTGTTCCATAGCAACTGCTGCTTGTATTTTGTGAGCGTGTGATTTACCGCTACCATTTATTTTACTTACCGATGCTTTAGCATCTGCTACTGTAGCAAACTTTAATCCTTTGATTGTTCCTTTTGGATTCTCATCTGTATATAAATCTGAATGTGATTTAGAACCACGATGTTGTCCTTTTTTTCTTGGAACTCTTGGTGCTTCATTCATTTCTGTTTTAGATTTTGACTGAGCATTGATAGCACTACCATGTGTTGCTCCTGGCACTACTAAAACTTTCTTACCTTGTTTTTTCTTCTCTTCCATTTTACGAGACATATTATCTCGTCTCAACTGATTCCAAGCTAACTGAGCTTTACCTAATGTGGTTGAACCAGCTTTACCTGTATCTTCAGGAAAACTTAGATTGAAAAGTTGTTCTACATCTTCCTTACTTGGTGGAAACTTACCGTTATACCCATTATCTTTTAGATATTGCTTACCTTCATCTGTTAG